TTACCCATCTCGTAAGGAGAGCCTTCCATTTCAGCCTGTCTCATAGCTCCACGATTAGCTCTAGCTAACCAAGCGTAATACGGTGCTTGTAATGTAGGGTCTAATGACATTGTAGCTTGTCTAGTTTCAGGGTCGAAACTTGCTCCACCCATCATTCCAGATGTTCCCCAAGGAAGGGTTCGTTTATAGGCTAAGTCAGCAGCTTCTTTAGCTCCTGCTGTTTGTTGTTTAGCAGCACTCTTTGCGCCTAGTCCGCCTATTACTGCTCCTGCTATTTGTCCCCAGATTGCCATATTATTTCTCCTTTACCATCCACCAAAACCATCATCATCAGGGTTATCTGGGTCATTGCCCCAACCAGCACCACCATCTCCATCTGGCATATCTTCACCATAACCACCGTAACCCATATCATCACTAAACGAGTCTACAAAGTTTCCAAAACTATCTCTAGCATCACTGAACATACCATCAAACCCAGTAAACTGAGGGTATCTCGTAGGTGGTGCATTTGAAACTCCAGCTGTATCTCTTTGAGGCATCCAAGGGGCATTTACTTGTTGTCCTGAACCATTAACATAAGCACTAGTAGCTGTTTCACCAGGGAACTTACCACGCCCTGCCATATCAGTCCATCTATCAATAAAGCCTTGTTGTGTTTTAGGTGCGTTACCGTAGTGTTGTAACTCAGCAGCAGTAGCTTGACCACTAGCCCATCTATCAGCAGCTTCTTGAATATCAGCTCTAACTGTAGGACCTTGAGGCATCACAGGCTGTTGCATTTGTTGAGGTGGATACATACCTGGCTGTTGAAAACCTTGGAACATACCTGGATTGCCATAATTAAACGTAGGGCTGTTAGGCATATTACCACCTTGATACTGCCCTGGCATTCCAGAAGAAAGCCCGTCATTATTTGCCCAGTTCCAGGGTTGAGTAGGTACAAAGTCATCCCAGCCTCCACCTTGAGGCATCACTGCTGGTTGCGTTTGTTGAGGATAACCACCAAGCTGCTGTGCAAGATTAAGTTTATTAAGCCCCTGTATCCAGCTAGGATTATTACCCTGAGGACTGTTAGGTTGCCCCCTCCTTCTTGCGTCTGCAATTTCTTTAGGACCGTAGTGACGATAGTTAATAATTCCATTAGCATCGCGTGATAATCTGTACCGAATGTCTGAATCAGATGCACCAGCCCAATCGAACTCATTATCTGAAAGTCTCGTACTATTGCCTCGGAGTTCTTTCCACGGTAAGTTAGAATTAAACATTATACTTCTCCTTCTAATTGCTCGACTCTAGCAGTCAACTCTTGTATTGCTTTGATGAGTGGTGCTATGAATTGAGTATAGCCCATAGTTAAAACATCTTCCCCACCTTTAACTTTATGGTCTTGATAACCAGCGAACTCTACACCTAATTCATCCATTACCGATTTAACTTCCTGAGCAATAACACCTTGGTGAAACCTGATACCAGCATTTGAACCATCTGAAGGTATTAATGTTTTAGTACCATCTTCATTCTCAGTAAAGTAATCTTCTCTCATATCAAAACGATACTCTCTAGGCTGAATCTTATTAATAAAGTTTAGACCTAATGATGTATCTCTAACATCAATCTTATCTCTTGAGTCTGAACGTGAATTATAAGATGAAGCACCATATACTGTATCACCACTCCTACCTAGTTGTATTTGATTACTAGCTGAACACCCAGCAAAAGCACCTACACTAGCTGTTCTTGAATAGGTGGTCATAGCAGAACCTGACCAAGTGTTACGACCAGCATCTCTACCTAAAGCAGAGTTCTCAGAACCTGAAACAAGATTCTTTAGAGAGGCGTATCCCATAGCTACATTGTCTTCACCTGAAGTAATAGCAGCACCTGACCAATTACCTATCGCTGTGTTTTGCTTACCATCTAAAGTACCTGCAAGAGATGACCTTCCCACTGCGGTATTCTCAGTACCGCTTGTCAGTGCGGTCATAGCTTCTTTACCTATCGCTGTGTTCTGTGAACCAGAGGTCCTAGCATCATAAGCATCCCTACCAACAACAGTAGAAGTTGAATCACCTCCATTACCAATAGTGACTGAATTAACAGTTGAATCATTAGCTATAGTAGCTGTCGCAATAGCGAAGTTATCTGAAGCTGAACCACCATCATCTGCCTTGGAGTTAACTGCTGTTTGTACTGCTGTAAACTCAGTATTAAAGTCTGAACCTGAAACTACCTTAGCTGGGTCAGAGTCCGATAAAGCATCCTTACCACTCCAGCTTACTTGTATTGAATAATCACTCATCGTATCTTACCGCCTTTATATAATAATGTTAAGTCTTGTAATGAAGACACATAGCCAGCAGCGTTAGCAGACATCTCAATCTTCAAATGTTTAGCTGAACCACCTAGGTTCACGTTGTATTCTTTTAAACCCCAGAACGGGGCATATTTAGCAGCACCGAATAAAGTAGTAGAGCTACCCCACTTATAAGATGTACCGCCTGACGTTGGGTTTAATAAGAATGATACTGTGTTGAAAGGTAAGGTACTAAAGTCTTTATACCACTTCACTGATACCGTAGTACCCTCACCACCATCAATAACAGCCTTGAACTTCTTTAATATAGAAGCAATAGCACCGTTACCCAGGTCAATCCATACTGTTGAGAAGTTACTTATGTATTGAGCATTAGTATAAGTACCGCCTGAGATGTAATCTTTATCGTAATACCCTTCATACGTTGCCACGCTACCTTTCTTCTGACCTATTAACAAGTCCTTAGATTCCGTAAAGGCGTAACTAGTAGGTTGTCTATCATTAGTAAACGACCAGCTTGTAATACGGGGTGCTTTATTAGGTGTCAATACCTTAGTATCAAACACATAGGTATTACCAATGTCAACGAAAGTCATAATGTATAGACCTTCACCTTCATCATATACAGCCTTAATATCTGTATCTGAACGAATGTTAGAAGTGACTGCATCAGTTATGTTTGAAGACAGTTCAACCAATGGTAGTTTATCTAACTGAGATGTTCTGTGTAATGAACGTACACCAGTATTAGAACAGAAGTATAAATCATCACCAACTGATTGAACAGAATCTCTTGATACACAACCAACACCCCTGATAACTTCATCTAGTTCCATCGTAGTAGGTTCAGTAGGACCATTGTAGATAGCAATGTTATGCTTGCCAAAGATAACTAACTTACCGTAGAAAGGAGCTATGGCTACAATCTCATCAGTACCCCAAACAGTCTTTAAATCAATATATCCAGATGCACCTGTAGTCCAATTATCTCCTTGTAAAGTATCTGAGTAATATATTACATCTTTCTCTTCAGTAACACCACCTACCCAGTTCCTACCGTAGTAGCCTGAGCCGCAACTAGGGTCAAAGGTTGTAACCCCTGAGGGTTTAGTAGTTATTACTGCCCAAGAACTTGATGTATATTTAATAGGGGTATGACTATCTTGGAAGCCATATAATCCTTTATTAAAGTTTATAAATTGCCAATCAGAATCTGAACCAGTAGTAGCAAATGTACCAGTCCAAGGACTATCAGGTGTTGAGAAGTCAACAGTATAAATATTAGTACCTACAGCAGCAAATATCTTATTTGTTCCTGAATCCTTATGCTCAATTAATGAACCAATAGCGGATGATGTAGATAATACCTGTTGTTTAAGACCCTTTCTAAATGAAATCTTACCTGACTCTCTTAATACAATATTATCAGCAGCAGTCAACCACGTTGGGTCAAGAGTTGCTGGGTTAGATTGAGTATTTAACCCATTGATACCTAGATTATCTAGTGGTCTATATTGTATTTGAGCAGCCATCTTAGGTAACTACCCAGTCTGTTTCGTAATTAGTATGTCCTGAATCAATCATAATAGCTTGACTAATTGAATCAGCTGCTTCTTGTGCAACTATACTTGTTTGAGTACCACCATCTTCACCACGTTCAGCAATAGCTCTAGCCCAAGCACCTAAGACAACTGGCTTATAAGGGATTTTAACAACTGTACTAGCGGTAGTTAAGTCATCTTGATATTTAACAACATCAAATGAGATAGTCTCTACTGAATCAGGC